GATGACCAGTACGCCGCTGGCCTGCTGCAATCCGCGGTACTGAAGGATGTAAACAATACCGTTATCACGCCGGGGATTGGTGATACGCCGCTATGGGCCAGTACCCCGCTAGGGAAAACCGTATTCCAGTTTAAGTCTTTTGCTACGGCATCCTATAACCGCGCGACGTTGGGCGGCCTGCAGGAAGGTACCGCGCAGTTCTATTACGGCACAGCCTTCCAGATTGGTCTGGGCTCATTGACCTATGCGCTTAAGCAGGCGGCGAACGGCCGGGAGGTTGATTTGACGCCGCAGAAGATGGTACTCGAGGGCATAGACCGTTCTGGTATCCTTGGCCCGCTGATGGAATATAACAATATGGCGGAAAAGGCATCCGGCGGGATGATAGGGTTAGGGCCATTGCTCGGCACCGGTACACAGTCCCGTTACGCCAGCCGCGGCTTTATCGGTTCTGCACTGGGGCCAACCTTTGGCCTGCTGGATACTGTTACCGATGTGACCGCCGGCGTGCTGAATGGCGACGCTGGCGACCGTGTGCTGCATAGCGTGCGTACGTTACTGCCGGGTAATAACCTTTTCTGGATTGCACCGCTGATTAACCAGGTAGACCCCGGTATGCGATAGCTATTTCGATTTACATGATTCTGGAGAAACCCCAAATCCAAACATGAGGGTTTTTCCTGAATCACTGTAGTAATTGAGCATTATTTTTTTATTTTCTTTTCGGGTTTCGTAGAATATCCGCTCTTGAGATGAAACCGGGTAAAAACCGTCAGGCGTACAATATAATTTTTTTAAGTCTTCTTTTGTTGAGTTTAGAGCAGCTTCTGAGGAGAATTTTATAAAATCGGCTGTGTAAACATTAGTATCGTAACTAGATAAGGTTTTGCTTCCTTCCACATAGTGAGTATTGGATTCACTAAAATCTGCGTTTTCTTTATAGGTTCGTAAATGTAATACAGCTACATGGATTTCAATTTTTTTACCATTGTCGATACTATTAATGACCTTATAGTCGGTATATGGATTAGTAACCGGTATTCCTGGGCCTGATATTGGGACGATATATCCTGAATCCTCAACTAAATCTGGGGAGGCAAAGGCAATAAAGGGAAAAATTAGCAATAAAGGTATTAGTTTTTTCATTCTTATGCTCCTTGTGATAGTCAGGATTCCGACCTCGAAAAGCATACATCATAGTCCCATGGATAACCACGGGGCTTTTTTATGCATTCAGATTACAAAACTCGCCTTACTGCTCTTAGCGATAAGCTCACCGATGTAGTTCTGGAAGAAGCCGATCCGGACAACTGGCCGGGGGCAGGGAAGGAAATCACAAAGCACACCAAACAGGAACGCGGCGATCGGTACTGGCATAAGAAGAATGCGGCCGCATCGCTAACCTTGTTGGTAAAAGTCCATTCACTTATTGGTATGCATACTCGCGGAGGCACGCCGAAGACCGGCGGAGAAGATCCGGACGATGAAGCGTTCCAGTTAGGTCAGCAGGTAGCAGCTGCTGAGCGTAAAGCGCTGGAAGTCATCGAGAGGATACAGCACAAAGGCAAAAAATGATTTCGTTCCTGGCCTTCTTTTTGATGTGGGCGGAACGGATGAACTGGGATGTGCCGGACTGCCACTATAAAGCCTGCCACTGGCTGGAGCATCGCGGAAACCTCGCGGTGCTTCGCTGTTTTCGTGGCTTTGGTAAATCAACCATCCTGGGCGTTTATAATGCCTGGCGGTATTACTGCGATCGCCAGTACCGTATTCTGCATCAGTCGGAATCCGATACAACCGCCAGAAAGACCAGCCGCGATACACAAAACGTTCTGCGCAATCACCCTCTTACGAAAGGCATGTTGCCGGACGGCATCGGTACCATCGAGCAATGGTGGGTAAACGGCGCGCTGGATATGCGTAACGCCAGCATGTTCGCAAAAGGCATTCTGTCGAACGTCACCGGCGCCCGTGCCAACGAGTGCCAGAATGATGACGTGGAGGTGCCCGGCAATATCCAGACTCCGGAGGCTCGCGAAAAACTGCGCTATCGCCTAAGCGAGCAGACGCATATTTTGATACCCGGAGGCCGGAAATTGTTTATCGGTACGCCGCATACCCACGATAGCCTTTGCGACGAGAAAGAAGCAGAGGGCGCCGATTGCCTAACGATAAAGCTATTCGATAAAGAGCACCGCGTCGAAGCGAAGAAGGCAACCAAAAAACGATACCGGATACCGTTCCGCCCGGAATATGTTTTCGTGGGGATCCACAAGGCCGCCCGGTTATTGATCGAGGGTACTGATTATCGATTGACGGAAGACGGTGTAGAGTTCGCGGCGCCGCCTGAAACTGTCGTGGATTTTTATGCCGGCTGCGCGTGGCCAGGCCGTTTCGATCATGATGAATTACTGCTGCGCCGTAAAGAGTGCCGCACCGTCAACGAATGGGATAGCCAGTACCAGTTGCACAGTAAACCGGTTGGCGAGGTTCGCCTCGATCCCGACCGTATCCGCGAGTACAACGTCCAGCCTGAAATTCGCTATGCGAACCGATCCTGCTCGATGTGGCTGGGCCAGACGCAAATCGTCGGCGCTGTCGCCTGGTGGGATGTGGCCACCGGCAAAGTTAAGGCTGATGCTTCGGCGTTCTCCCTTATTTTCACCGACGCCCGCGGGCATCTTTACTGGCATGTTTGCCAGGGCTTAACTGGCGAGCTGGCAGAGTTTGACGACAACGACAAAATCACCGGCGGTCAGGTGATGCAGATTAAAGAGCTGGTGCTGAAGTACCAGATCCCGCTGGTCTGCGTAGAAGTAAACGGCCCCGGCAGTTTCGCCGGGAAGTTGCTTATTCAGGCGCTGAAGGGTACCGGCTGCGGCGTGCGGGAAGAATTCAGCGTCACTAACAAACAAAAGCGCATCCTCGATGCATTCGAAGCGCCGCTGTCGTCCCGGTTCCTTTGGGCGCATACCGACGTTCTCGACGGCCCAATGTACGACCAGATGCGGGATTTCAACCCGGCGTTAACAAACCAGCCAGACGACTTTATCGATTCGGGATCCGGTGCGATCAGCGCTACGCCTGTACGTATCGGGAAATTAGTCGGGATTCCGACCGCGCAGGCGAGGGAGCATTGGCAGCCATACGATGGCGACATTTCGGTCGCTGTAGATTACTAGCCGCCGGAGCTTCCCCTATGTCGGTACCTAACCAAATCCCTTACAACATCTATACGGCCAACGGACAGACAACCGTATTTACTTACGAATTCTACATCATCAGCGCCAGTGATTTAGAAGTAAGTATCAATGGTTCCGTTGTTACCAGCGGCTATACCGTATCCGGCGTTGGTAACAAAGACGGCGGAGATATTACGTTTCTGACGCCGCCGGCGAATGGTGCGGTTGTCATGCTCGAACGTGTGGTACCGACATACCGGCTTACTGATTACCAGGATAACGGCGACCTCCTGGCGGATACCGTCAATAAGGATTTCGACCGTATCTGGATGGCTATCCAGCGTGCGTTTATTGATCTCGGGTTTGCTCTTACCCGTCCTTATTTTGGAGGGCCGTTTAACGCCAAAGGCTACCGGATTGAAAATCTGGCTGATCCTGTAAATGACCAGGACGCGGCAACAAAAAAATATGTGATTGAACAAGGTAAGCTAAGCCTTGTTAGGGCGCTGCGCGTACCTGAATCAAATGTAGGAATCGTCCCGCCTGTCAATGTTCGCTCAAATATGCTCCTGGGTTTTAATGACCTTGGGAACCCTGTCGCTATTGCGGGGCAAACGGACACCGCGGATTTAGCGTTAAAGTTGGCAAGCACAGCCGGTGCTTCTCTGGTTGGGACTGAAAATGGGTTAACCGTTCAGGAGATGCTATCGCTCGGGCGTATTGTGTATCCTGAGATGTTTGGCGTTGGGCTATCTGAACCGTCAGACGATGAATTGTGGTCGGCAATGTTCTCTTATCTTGAGAGCTTGGATGACACATCTAAATCAACTGATTTGCCTTACTTAATCGATATGCGCGGCAAGGAATATACTATTAATAAAACGCATCAGGTTGATATAAATCTCGGTGTAATTAATGGCTTCATTCATTTTAATGGTGGTCGTTTTATTTTCGGCGATTACACAACCCCTGCTGACGGCGGAAAAACAAGGCGATATCTTATCGATTTTCGCTGGGATTATATCGGCGACAGTTATTTTCCGTATGCGCTTGTTGAAATTGTCCGCGCTTACAACACCCACATAAAAAAACCAACGTGCTGGGCTGGAGACAGTGAGGAACTGGAGACCAGTGGAGTTTTCGCGGGTAAACCTAAACGCGCCCGTCATGCACTTTGGCTTGGATCACGACGGGCCTGGGGATGTTCTATCACCGGTGGGGATATTTACGGGGGAGAAATTCCACTAAGGGTAGGTTATACCAATGACCATACAGGGGTGTTTATTGGCGCGGGTCTTACAATTCACCACGGTTGGTCGGGTAATTTACTTGGGTGTAACTTTGCTGGCGCGACAGTCTTAGGGTGCAACATTGAACACTCAGAGGATGGGGCATGGGACATCGCATTAACCTCAGGGACAAACGGTGTTTCAAACGCTATCCGCAGCGTACTTATTGCTGGTGTATATGCTTATAACGTTGGCAATGGTACAAAGGGAAATAATTACGCGCCTGCATCGATTCTCGTCGGGTACGACGTTCCAGGTACAGAGGGATTCGATGTCGCGGGGCAGTTGATAACCAGCGATGCACAGGCGCGTAACGTTACAGTAATGAATTGCGATTTAGTGTCATCAAAACAACTCCGTGCCGTCAAAATGCGGGGGCTTTCCGGCCTTAAATGTATTAATAATTCCTACAGCATAAAAACAGGCGAAACGTTTGGCTTCACATTTGAAGGAACAGCAGCTCGGTCAGGCTGCTTTGATAACCGCAATCAATCTACCGGAGTGCATGACGAAGTTGAGTATACATCAACAAACAAACCTCAAGTTGGTGCGCTTAGCGGGGTGTTTACCCCTCAATTAAAAGGTTCGATCACCCAGGGGTCAATGGTTTATTCAACTCGTGGGGGGGATTATTGTATCGAGAACGGGATATGCAAATTGTCGCTATGGCTAACAGTTGGCCCAATTACGACTCAGCCAGAGGGCGATATTTTTATAACCCTCCCTGTAGCTATAGCTTTTGGTCGGCGTTCTGGTTGCGGTGTTATCCATCAGGCTTTAGCAGGGACAACTACAGTTAACGTCTCTGGGAAGGTGGATGGTAGCGATACATCAACAGTTACAGGTACCGCAGAAATTCCTAATTCCTATTTATCGGTAGGGGCATCCATAA